TTGAGACGGAAGCAAGCGGCGGTCGCACGCGGTGGGTGATCCTTTCACGCGGTGAGCGCCAGGCCAAGGAGGCGATGGAGGAAGGTGTCCGCAAACACTGCCAGGCGTACAGCATCGTAGCCAGAGAACTCGAAGGCTATGTCACCGGCGCATCCGGCGAGCGCTATACCATGCTGGAGGCGGTGCTGCCGGGTGGGTCGCGCATCACCGCGCTGCCGGCCAACCCCGATACTGCCCGTGGCTTTGCCGCCAACGTATTTCTGGACGAATTCGCCTTTCATGCCGACAGCCGCAAAATCTGGACGGCGCTGTTCCCGGTCATTTCCAACGGCTACAAGCTGCGCGTCACTTCGACGCCGAACGGCAAGGGCAACAAGTTCTACGAGCTGATGACGGACGCCGCGCTCGACAACGTCTGGTCGCGTCACGTGGTCGACATCTACCAGGCGGTGCGTGAAGGACTGCCGCGTGATATTGCCGAGATGCGCGCCGCACTCAACGACGAGGACGCCTGGGCGCAGGAGTTTGAGCTCAAGTGGCTGGATGAGGCGTCGGCCTGGCTCTCCTATGAGCTGATTGACGGCGTGGAGCACGACCACGCCGGTCTACCCGAGCACTACGCCGGCGGCCCCTGTTTCGTCGGCGTGGATATCGGTATCCGTAACGACCTGTTCGTCATCTGGGTGCTGGAGCAGGTCGGCGACGTCTACTGGACGCGGGAAATCATTACCCGCAAGCGTGCCACCTTCGCCGAGCAGGATGCGTTGCTCGATGACGTGTTCTTCCGCTATCGGGTGCTGCGCTGCTGCATCGACCAGACCGGCATGGGCGAAAAGCCAGTGGAGGACGCCAAACACCGCCACGGCAGCAGCCGCGTCGAGGGCGTCATTTTCACCAGCAACAACAAACTCACCCTGGCCACGCGTGGCAAGGAGATGTTCGAAGACCGTCGGCTGCGCATTCCGCTCGGCGACAAAACCCTCCGGGCAGACCTGCACAAACTGACCAAGGTCACTGGCCCGACCGGCGCGCCCCGCTTTGTGGCGGACAGCGACGCCGCCGGCCACGCTGACCGCACCTGGGCAGCATTTCTGGCGATCAATGCCTCCGACGGGCCGAGCGGCCCGGTGCAGGTTCACTCACGGCGACCACGCCAGGCTAAAAGACTACTGGAGGGATATTGATGACCAAGAATGTATTGACAGCGGCACGTATGACCGAGATTGCTGGTCTGGCCCTGCGTTTGCACCAGATTGGTCGCTGCGCAGCCGTCACTTCAACCGGCGAGACCGTGTTGCACCACAGTCAGGTAGAAGCTATCTATCGCGCACTCACCGATTTGGCTAACGAAGTCGAGCGGCGCCAACTTCCGGCCGGGTGGCAGTCTGTGCCGACGCTGTTGACCGACGAGATGGCCAACGCGTTCGATCCATTGCGTAAGCTAAGCCTGAGTTATCTGCGCAACGGCTGGTGCATGGCCCTGGCGGCTTCACCGCGCATGGAGGACGACGTATGACGCGCGGACTGTATGTTTCACCCACTGAATTTGTCGCCTTTGCCGACCAGCGTCGTCCGCTGATGCGTTCCATCGCCACCCGCGAGCGCAGCCCGGCTGGCATCCTCGGTTTTACCCAGTGGCTACCCAACCCGGACGTCATTCTCAAGTCCCTGGGGCGCGATATCAGCGTTTATCGCGAGCTGCGCGCCGAACCGCTGGTTGGTAGCAGCATTCGTCGCCGCAAGTCGGCGGTCAAGGCCCTTGAGCGCGGCATGACGCCCCGCAATGCCGACAAGGCGGTGGTGGACTTCCTGGCGGGCGTGATGGAGGACTGGGATATCGACCGCATCATCGGCGAACTGCTGGATGCGGCCTTCTTTGGCTACCAGCCGGCCGAGCTGACGTGGGCGCAGCGTGACGGTCGCCTGGTGGTCACCGATGTGGTCGGCAAGCCCCCCGAGTGGTTCTGCTTTGACGACGGTAATCAGCTGCGCTTCCGGGCCCGGCATGCCGGCCTTGCCGGCGAATTGCTGCCGCCGCGCAAGTTCGTTGTGGCCACGCAGGATGCGACCTTCGACAACCCGTACGGCTTCCCCGACCTGTCGATGTGTTTCTGGCCGGTGGCCTTCAAGAAAGGCGGCTGGCGATTCTGGATGAGCTTTACCGAGAAGTACGGCAGCCCCTGGCTGGTCGGTAAGCATCCCCGGGGGACGGCTGATGCGGAAATCGACCTGTTGCTGGATTCGCTCGACCAGATGGTGGAAGACGCCGTGGCGGTCATCCCGGATGATGCATCGGTCGAAATTATCGAGTCCGCCGGCAAAGGTGCATCGAGTGACATTTATCGTCACCTGATTGAGCTGGCGCGCTCGGAGATCACTATCGCCCTGCTGGGGCAGAACCAGACTACCGAAGCGTCAGCCAACAAGGCCAGCGCTGTCGCCGGGCTTGAGGTCACCGCCGATATCCGTGACGGCGATGCCAAACTGGTGATGAGCGCCATCAACCAGGTGCTGCGCCATATGGTCGAGCTCAACTTCGGTGACGTGCCAATGCCGCAGTGGGAGCTGTGGGAGCAGGACGCGGTGGACGATGTCCAGGCGAAGCGCGACCAGAGCCTGACCCTGTCGGGGGCAATCTTTACCCCGCAATACTTCATGCGCGAGTACAACCTGCAGCCTGGCGACCTGCGCGAGTCGGCGGTCATGACCCCACTGACCAATGCCGCCTTTGCCGAGTCCCAGGCCGATGAGGCCGGCTTGCCCGAGGAAGCACTAGACAGCGCACTGGACGCGTTGATAAATACCGGCCATCTGGACAAGGTACTTGCACCGGTGTTGGCCCCGCTGTTTGACGCCGTGGAAAAAGGCCAGTCGCCGCATACCCTGATGGGGATGTTGGCGGAGATCTATCCGCGCATGGATGCCGATCGGTTGCAGGAGCGCCTGACTCGCATTCTCTTTGTGGCGAAAATCGCGGGGAGGCTCAGTGCTCAGCAGTGACGACTTGTCCTTGTGCTTCGGCCTGCCGCCGGCGCGCGCCATTGCGTATCTGAAGGCCAAGGGTTACCGCATCACCTGGGACTGGGAGGAGATGTGGCAGGAGGCGCACGCCGAGGCGTTTACCGTGGCCAAGGTCACCCGCCTCGATATCCTGGAAGATATCCGTCAGGCGCTGGCAAAAGCCCTTTCCGAGGGAAAAACAGCGCGCTGGTTTAAAAAAGAACTGACCCCGTTACTGCAGGCCAAGGGATGGTGGGGGAAAACGGACACTACCGACCCATCGACCGGTGAGCCGGTGACCATCCAGCAAGGCAGCCCGTGGCGGCTGGATACGATTTACCGCACCAACATGTCGACGCTCTACAGCGCTGGACGCTGGGCCGAACAGCAGACCAATATCGATGACCGGCCCTACTGGATGTACGTGGCCATCCGCGACAGCCGCACGCGCCAGAGCCATCTGGCGCTGCATGGCCTGGTATTTCGCGCGGACGACCCGTTCTGGCAGAGCTTCTATCCGCCAAACGGCTGGCGCTGTCGATGCAGCGTCATTGCACTGAGCGCCGAGGATGTTCGCCGCCGTGGGCTGTCTGTCGGTTTTGCTGCCAGCAGGCTGGATACCTCGATGAGGCTGGTCTCTGAGAAGACCGGTGAGCTGAAGGAAGTGGCGACCTTCCGCCTGCCCTCGGGCAAGACCATCAGCCCCGACGTCGGGTTCTCGTATAATCCCGGGCACGGTTATGCGCCCGACCTGTCCCGTTACGGCGGCTCGCTGGCAAATCTGGCGCGTAAGCAGCTGGGAGGTACGCCATGAACGACCTGATGCACATTGCCATTAATGCCAATGAACTGGAGCGGGCCCTGCGTAACCTCAGCAATGCCGGGCAGGACATGACACCGCTGATGCGCGCCCTGGCGGAGACCCTCAAGACCGAAACCGACCTCAACTTCGAGGACGAGGGGCACCCTGCCTGGCAACCGTCGGTGGCCGCCCAGGCACGTGAAGGGATGACGCTCTCCGCCACCGGGCAGCTGCGCGGCAGCGTGACTACGTATTATGACAGTCATCAGGCTACGGTCGGCACCAATCTGGATTACGCGCGCATTCACCAGCTCGGTGGCAAGGCCGGACGCAACCGCAGTGTCGAATTGCCGGCGCGCCCGTACCTGCCGGTAGGCGCCGACAGTACGTTGCAGGCAGGCACCGAACAAAAGCTTCTGGATACGGTGCTGCGCTACCTGGAGCGATCAACGCGACGTTAGGGCCGTCACGCGATTCAAGGCGTGCAGGCGGGTCAGTTTACCCCTGCGCGCCCTGACGGCCTTTATAAACCTTTATAAAGGCCTCTGTGGCAGTTTTTGCGTCCGGTCATTG